TTACAGCCTCCAGTGGAGCTGGATCGACTGGCCGTCAATGGTTATCCGATCCAAAAGGCCGGACAGCAGCGCACGCTTGCGGTCTGTGTCCCCATCGGCAAAGCCCTGCCGGTAGTCCTCTACGGCAGCAAGAAACAGATCTTTGGCGGGCACCTCATCCGGAGCGTTAAGCTGCGATTCCAGCGCAGCCTTTTGTGCCGACAGATCGTTGACCCGCTGGGTGATAGATGCCATGGGAATGGAGCCGACCTGATACAGCTCGATCAGACGCTCGATCTGCCGCTCCAGCTCCGCACAGGTACGGCGCAGTTTATCCTTGTCAATATGCACCGTCTTGGCGGCGTCGGCAGCCATAATCGCGTGATCTACGGCAGCGGAGCTAGAGACCATCGCATCCACCTGCTGACATACCAAGTGATCCAATGTGCTGATCTCCCAGTTGTCATTTTTGCAGTCCGGGTCACGGACGAATTTAGGGCTGCTTTTGGCTCTGGAATAGCATTTGTAATATCCATGGTTGGCTGAGTACCGGGCTCCGCAGCGGCCGCAGTACAGCAGACCTGAGAGCAGGTAACCCGCCCGGAAAGGGTTGCGCTGGGATGTTGTTTTTGCCGCCTCACGGGACAGGCTGTTGAGCAGCTGATTGGCGGCGGTAAAGACACGCTTCTCCACAATGGGCTGATGTATTCCATCATACTCTTGCCCCATGAAATGGACCTTCCCGATATAGAGACTGTTCTTCAGCACGTTGCGGACCTTTGCAGCTGTCCACTTTGTGGTGTACTTTGTGGATAAAATATGCCAGATTGCGTTGATGGACTTCCCGGCCAGGAAGAGGTCAAAGGCCTCCCGGACCTGTATAGCCTCGTACTCATTGACGGTAAGAAGCCCGTCCGCATAGGTATAGCCGGTGGGTGCGTTGCCGCCGCCGTGGAAGTATCCGGCCTTGCCCCGGCCGATCCGGCCCATGGTAAAGCGCTCGGTGATTTGATCCTTCTCCAACTGGGCAAAGACGGACAGTATTCCGATCATGGCCCGGCCGAAGGGTGTAGAGGTGTCGAAGTTCTCATTGATGGAGACAAAATCAGTGCCATGGGCCAGCAGCTCGTCCTCGATGAGGGTGAGGGTATCCTTCTGGGAGCGGCTGAGCCGGTCCAGCTTGTAAACCACTACAGCGTCTACATGGGTCTCCCGGATCTGCGCCAGCATGGTCTGAAGGGCAGGCCGGTCTGTGTTCCCACCGGAGTATCCTCCGTCTATATAGGTGTGCAGCAGCACCCATCCCTTGGCGGCACAATAGGACTCCAGCCGAGCGGTCTGCTCCTCGATGGAGTAGTTCTCCAGCTGGTTCTCGGTGGAGACTCTGGCGTAGCCGAATACCATCATTTTGTCCTTGGACATGAGGCGTCCTCCTTATCTTAATATCAATGGTCTATATTTGGCGTCTTTAAAAGATTTTGAACTTGGGTGTATCTCAATGTGCAACTTTTAGTAATGTTACACCATAAGTGAGGGACAGCGTCAAATGCCATCATTGAAATAGTGTGATTAAAAAAGTCAACAATAAGCTAACAAGAACTTCGTAGAATTTCCCAGTGTTTTTTTGGCTATTCTGCTGCTATAATATAAGCGTAGCATAGTAAAGGAGGTGCGGTTATGGCTACAAAGAGCATCCTGAAAGATGTCCGCTTCCGGGACAAGTCGCTATGCCGCGGTTTTGCTACAGCACTTGAGCACGCAAAGGGAAAAAAGAGCAAAGAGGTCCGAATATCCAGAACGTGCCAGACTATCCAGAAGGATAAAATCAAAGATTTTTTTGGAGATAAATGATGGCAGGTTATTCGATACTGTCCCTCAGCGACATCATAGAAGAAAAGGGAGAGGATTTCTGTCGGGAGATCCTCTCCTCCTTTTCGTGTCCAAAGAACGGGGATGTTGAGCGGTTTCTGACAAAGAGATCTGCAATCGATTTCGCGAAGCAGGGGATTTCTCAGACCTTTTTGGTATATGCGTCTTACCGGAAGGAAAATGTCATTTGCGGATATTTTACGATTGCCAACAAGTATATTGTAGTGAATAAGCACTCTGTTTCCGGCACACTTGGTAGACGCTTAAGAAAATTTGCAATGCCAAGTGCGGCTAAAAATGATTTGGTAATTATGGCTCCGCTGGTTGCTCAACTCGGTAAGAATTACACCAACGACTATAATAAACTGATTACTGGTGACGAGCTGTTGAAAATGGCTGAAGATCAGATTCGGCTTGCTCAGCGAATCATCGGAGGCAAGGTGGTATACCTGGAGTGTGAAGACGTTGATCGTCTGAGGTCATTCTATAGTGACAATGGGTATGTGGAATTTGGAAAGCGAAAGCTGGATAAGGATGAGCGTACGGAAATGAGCGGTACACACCTGATCCAGCTGTTGAAGTACTTACATTAAAATCCTCAGCTGATAAGTTGGGGCTTTTTTGCAACTAAGGAACCGGAACAATACAAATGTTCGATTCTTGGCGTTTTAAGAGGCCGGGGCGTGAGCCCCGGCTTTTGTGTTGTTATCAGGACGGCGGGTCGCAGACTTTACAGGCCGTATAGCCGTGGGATTGGGCATCTGCCGCGCTGGTGAACCAGATCTCGTTGGCGCCGGAGATCTTCTTGGCATGGCGACAGGTCGGGTAGTGGTACTTATCCGACTCTGTGCTGCCTACAAATTGGCCTACTGACTGTACTGGAGCTGGGGTGGCCACAGGCGTGGGCGTAGGCTCAGGAGTAGGTGTAGGCGTGGGAGCGGCAAATACGTCATTTGTGACCCCAAACTCTGCCCCGAGATCGTCGGTGGAGCTGACGGGAATGCTGCCTGTAATCACAGCTCCAGCAGCCATGTCCTCTACAAAGAAGGTTTTGCTGCCGACCATATTTCCGGAACGGTCCATCATGCGTACGGAAATGTTGCCGGAGAATAATGTATCTGCTTCTGTTGTATTGGAGATAGTGACGTCTACACAGGACGAAGACTCATTGACTGTGGTGTCTACGGAGATTCCAGCAACAGGCTCTCCGCTCAGAGGTAAAGTTTGTATCGCTACTGTTGGACTGGGAGACGGGGTAGCGGAGGTGTCATTGCCTCCGCAGGCCGCCAGGGGTGTCAGCATCAGGCAGCAGAGAAAAATTGTCAATAACTTTTTCATAATGACTTACTTCTCATTCCTCATGATTAGTCTGGATATCCATGTTTCCTATCACTTGGTATCCAGTCAGGAAAGATGTCCTTTCACTTTTCGCTTAGTGAAATTATTCAACAAAAAGGACAGAACTTCCAGCAATGACTGCGGTGTTGGTTACTCCTCCGCCAATGTTATCAAAAGAAGTGATAGCAATGGGTAATCCCACGAAATCTATGTACATATCTGAATAGACATCAGGAAGGGAACCATTGTAGATGATATAAAAATAATCTCCATTTTCATCTCCAACAAGTAGGGTAGTGATCACGCTTCCTCGTTCGTTAATCTCCCCAACCTGAATTACGTATGCATTTTCTCTTAGACATAGTTTGCCCTGGACGCTGGTCAGGCTCTTTTCAATCTGGGGGTATCCGATAGAGGGATCAATCAGTGCATCAACTTCAGTAGAGGCCTGTTCTGTTGTGGCGGGAAAGAGATCCGGATGTTCTTCAACAAATGACTTGCTGGAAGAATTCATGTTAAATGTGATGGCGTCATACTTTGAGTAATACTCAAGGATTTCCGGATATGTTGGACGAAAGGCACCATCAATATAGGTACCTACTTCAGAATAACCATCAGACCAATAAACGCCGCCCTGTCCATCGAATCGGCCATTTTTGAAGTATCCCTCATAGTACCAGGTGTCTCCGGAGTCGTTTTGAGAGTCGAATCTACCATAACCGTTTGGTACACCATCAACTACTTCGCCGGAATATGATCCCTCACAGGTTACAAGATAATCTTCATTTGTATCATAGTTCCAAGAGTAAGCATCTATACTCAGGTTGCTTATTTCGGAACTATTTGCGCTTTTCTCAGGGACAAGACTTTCGGATGGTAAAGCAGTGCTGGGATTTACTGTCGAATTGTTCCCGGATGAGCAGGCAGATAAAGCTATGAGCATTGAAAGAGTCAGCAAAGGGGGAACTATTTTTTTCATAATAATTGCACTCCTTTTATGTGTCTGGCCTAGGATCAAATTTTTTTCGACAAATTTCTTCCTTCGGTGTACCAAAACGTACAACAAACAGGCCTGTTCTACCTATAGGTGAACGATACTTTTTGGAAGGGGGTCTGTTCATGGTACAGAATGACATCATGACTGAGGCGCTGGAACTGTTCCGACAGCTCTCCGAGGAGCAGCAGCTTATTTATCTTTCGCGTCTACGATCCCTTTTAGCTGAGCAAGAACAAGCTCCTGCTGATCCGGCGTGAGCTGGCTGAACAACTGGACGAATTTCTCTTCACGCCCGTTGGCCGATAGGCCGACGGGCGTTCTTTCGTTACCAGTCAGGAGGTATTCCACAGAAGTATTCAAAACAGCAGCAATTTGGGAAAGCCGTTTATTGTAAGACGTGGATTTTCTTCTTCTCCATTCGCTGATTCTAGGAGCAGGAATACCCAAATCCTCTGCAAATTGACGTTGTTCAGGATATATCTTATCGACCAATAGAAAGATTCTGTCCACAATATCCATTGGCGTATCCTCCTAACAAATTGCACAATTTCTTTTATAATGGTAAGGCATTGTGCAGATAAACGATAATTGCGAAATATATATTTTGTAATTGACAATTACAAAAATCAGAACTATGATTAACCCGTAGCAAACCACAGGTTTACCGGAAATCAGGAAGGGGGGAAAACTAAAATGCTTTTATTTTCATTCTCGTGTGACCTGTTTGGAGAAGTAAAAGAGAATTTAAAGAAGGAACTTGAACGGTACACGGGAGAGGAATGTATCCTGCTCCCGATGTGCACAGGCGTATTCCGTATACCTGAGTCAACGGCGTCAGATTCACGGGAAGAAGGAACGTATGAAAGCAGCAAGGGAAATGAGGACCGCAACAGCGGACAGTGACAGTGACAGGCGATTCTCACCATTGATCCGAGAAGTACGTGCCAGGTACATACGACCTAAGTCACTCACACGAATTGCGTTCAAGGGGATAGACAGTTCGGCACGGTCTCATAGGAAAATTCATCTGAGCAGAACCGCTCTATTAGTCCGGTCCGATACAGGTAAGGATAGGGTTCTATGTCGTGTAGCAGAGGTTCATCTGATGTAGCTCCCTGCCTTAAGATGGTTCGGAGCACTTTGAGCTCTGAAGAGGACAGCTCGATGTCATCAACGCTTGAGATGTTTCCCACACCCATCACCTCAATAAACCTATAGCTAAATCATACCATATCGAACAGTTTGGAACAAGGCCAAAGTGAAGGGGGGAGGAAGTTGAAAATCAGAGAACTCATGGAGTCGAGGGGGCTCCAGGGAATTCAGGTGGCGGCGGCACTGAATGTATCCAGCAATGCAGTTTCCAAGTGGGCAAACGGGCAGGCCAACCCCAGCGCGGACAAGCTACCCGCTCTGGCTGACCTGCTGAACTGCTCCATCGACGCCCTCTATGGCCGGGACGGTCTGGAGGAGCGGGACGCCAGCTGATCCCCAGATCCATTTTATCCTGAAGAGGAGGAGATAACCATGCTGGACGATTGCCGGAATATCTATAAAATTTGCCGCAAGTCTGCCGGGTTGACCCAGGAAGCGGCAGCGGAGCGGCTGGGCATCAGCGTGGAGAGCCTGCGGGCCTATGAGACCGGCCAGCGGATTCCGCCCAATCAAGTGGTGCGGCTGATGGCGATCCTTTACAATGCCGTGTATTTGGCCTTGCAGCATCTACAAGAGACTGATGACCTGTACAAGAGCGTAGTGCCGGAGATCCGGCCCAGATCCGTACTGGAGGCCAGCGCCAAGCTGACCAACCGGATCTTTGCTTTTGCAGAGTCCCATGCCGACCGGCGGCTGCTGCGGATCGCGGAGGACAACGTCATCGATGACGGGGAGCGGCCCGAGTTCGATGCCATCCTGGAGGACCTACAGGAGATCGTGGAGGCCGCGCTGGAGCTGCGGTGTGCCCGGGAGTCCTCATAGGACAACCCGGCGGCAGCATAAATGGAAAAAGGAGGTGGCGCGCAATGGTCGATATGAGCAAGGTCAAGGTAACCAATATCATGGCGGATGGCTCTATCTGTGAGGATCTGAGTACATACCTTGAGACCCATACTCTGCCGGATGATGTGCTGCGGATGATCCTGGGATTTATCCGGGATGGACGCGCCATCCGGGAACAGAGAGAGCGGGGTGCGTCTCATGATTAGGCAAAAAGAAAGGCCCCCCTGTCTGTGGGCGCAGACAGAGAGGCCAAACGATGGTTTCGTGCATGAAAACCATAATTATTATACCACAAATGGCCGGATTTTACAAGGGGGTTGGGAAGTTTGACTGAGTACCATTTCAATGCCGAACTGGCCCAGCGCCACGGCGTCAACGGGGCCATCTTCCTCCATGCCATGGCATTCTGGGTAGCCAAGAACCAGGCCAATGGGCGGCACTTCCATGAGGGCCGTACCTGGACCTACAATACCCTGGACGCCCTGACCAAGTTGTTTCCCTTCTGGACCCGGCGGCAGGTAGAAAGGATCGTGGCCAAGCTGAAGGAGGACGGGGCGCTGCTCACCGGGAACTTCAGCCAGGATAAGACGGATCGCACGGTGTGGTACGCCCTGACAGACCCGGTGCTGGAGGCCTATGGGCTCCTTGTTTGTCTCACTTCACCGGACGGTGATATGGGCGATTCTGACGATAAAGAGCCCCCGCATCCCATTTCACCAGATGGTGAAATGGATTTCACCAAACAGGGACAACCATTTCACCAGACGGGGAAATGTAATAAGGAAACAGTTACTGACCAGTTATATTATCCCCCCTTACCCCCCAAGGGGGAACGGAGGGCCCTGAAAGGGGACAAGCAGACGGTCCAGGCCATGCTCCACGCGTATACCGGAGAGGATCAGGAACTGGCCCAGGCCCTGGATGACCTGATGGAGGTGCGCTCTGCCAAGAAGGCGGTGGACTCCCCCAGAGCTATCTCCACCCTGCTCAACAAACTGGACAAGCTGGCGGACGGCTCCCGGGAGCTGAAGCTCCAGATCGTCCGGGAGTCCGTGACCAACAGCTGGAAGGGTGTGTTCCCCTTGAGAGGCGGACAAGCCCCAGCAGCCAGGAGGGAGGTGGAGCGCCATGTGGAGTGAGGAGAACGATGTGGGGGAGGTGCTACTCTACGACCCCGCCTTTCTCGACCCCAGCCTTCCCACCGGGTTCTGGTTCTGCGCCGATGCCGAGGACGTGCTGGCTGTCCAGATTAACGCCGGGTGCCTGCGCACATTAGGCAGCTGGGAGCAGATCGGCCGGTACGAGGGTTTCTTCCTGCAATTCTGCTACATTCTGGTGGTGTGTGCCGATCCCCAGAAGCGGGAGAACATGGTGCGGGAACTGCGCCACCGGCTGCCCAACGTGATCCTGCTGGCAGTGGAGGACAAGGGTTTTCGGCGCTGCCCGTCGGTGCGTGCGCTGCGGGATACCTACGGGCTGAAGGCCGTGGACCAGATGCTGCTGGACACCGTGGAGGTCCCCGCCTATGGCCTGCTGGATCTGGCCGACGTGAAACAGCCGGACGTGACAAGGCTGGACAAGGTGCTCTACGGCATCCCAAATCTGGACAGGGCCACCGGCGGGGCCATCATGGGCGAGCTGTCCGTGTGGACCGGCAAGCGGGGCGAGGGAAAGAGCACGCTGCTGGACCAATTTCTGCTGGAGGCCATCGACCAGGGTCAGCCGGTATGCGCCTACTCCGGGGAGCTGCCGGCCTGGAAGTTCAAGTATTGGGCCTCCCTCCAGGCGGCGGGGCCCCAGTACATATCCAAGACCACGGACCGGATGAGCGGGCGGGAGATCGCATCCCCAACGCCCTTCGTCCAGGGGCTGATTGACGACTGGTGGCGGGGGCGCTTCCTCCTGTACGACATCGGGACCAGTACCTACCACGATGCGGCCAACATTCTGCGGGTGTTCCGGTATGCACACCGGCGCTACGGTGCTAAGGTCTATCTGGTGGACAACCTGATGACCGCACGGTTCCGGGGCAATGACCGGGACTTCTACCGGGCGCAGTCGGAGTTTGTGGCGGAGCTGGCCGCCTTTGCCCATGACAATGGCGTCCACGTCCATCTGGTGGCGCATCCCCGCAAGACTGACAGGATCGACGACTCGGACGATGTGTCCGGCATCGGAGATGTGACCAACCTAGCCGACAACGTGTATGCGCTGGAGAAGGAATCCAGGCCGGACCGGCAGCAGGATTGTGTGCTGACCATCCTGAAGAATCGCTTTTTTGGTGAGCGGGGCCGCAGCATCGGATTGAATTTTGAGGCCAGCAGTAAGCGCTTCTATAAGTCCGGAACGGGAAACCCCAACAAGGCATATGGGTGGGCTTTGAGTATGCCCCAGCAGTTCCTGGAACTGCCGGAGACAGAGGTCGATCCGTTCCGTGAGAAAGGAGACCAGCATGGACAATACCAGAGCGGCCCAGCTTCTGCGGTTGGAGATCCTGCGCCGGGAGGCCCTGGCACGGGCCAGCAGCTTCCCAGTGGATCACCTGCAGGTGGCCCAGGTGCTGACTCTGGCGGTCCAGGCTCTGGAGGAGGAAACGCATGAGGATAGGCGAGAAGATCACCTGGACCCCGTCGGCCTTTGAGCATGAACTCAGCGGCGAGCGGGCCAACAAAATGCGCAAGCTGCGGTCGGTAACCGGCCGGATCGTCTATATCCATCCGGCCCGGCGGTACTATATGGCCGAGGCTTCCGTAGGAAGTGAAATTATCCGGGAGTGTTTCCCGATCAACGAAAGATAGGAGTGTTTCGTGCATGAAAACCTTCGCCATTGTCAATCGAAAGGGCGGGGTGGGCAAGACCACCACCGCCGTCAATCTGGCCTATGTGCTGGCAACCAGCTGCCGGCTGCGGGTGCTGTTGGTGGATGCCGATGGGCAGGCAAACGCCACCCAGATCCTGCTGCCGCCCGGGGAGTATGCCGGGCTGGGCGCCCTGCTGCGGGGGCTGAGTATCTGCTACGACGAGTTGGTGGTGCAGACAGATGTGCCCGGCCTGGATGTGCTGCCTGCGGCAGAGGATCTTTGGGCCATGGATCTGGAGGCCGCCGGTGGTGATCGGGGCCGGAGCTATAGGGCGCTGCGAGATATGCGGGAGGCTTTGGAGGAGGACGGGGCCTATGACGTGATGGTCATCGACTGCCCGCCCAACCTGTCCGCCGCCTGTGTGTCTGCCATTCTGGCCAGCGACTCCATCATCATTCCTGTTCTGTCCGACGCCTGTTCGGCCACCGGCGTGGGGGACTTGGTGGACCAGATTGCCAGCCTGCGCTCCCTTCACCCGGCGCTGCGGGTGTCCGGTGTTCTGGTGAACCAGTGGCACCGCTCCCCGGTAGTGGAGGACTCGGTGGCCTACCTCCGGGAGGAGGGGCTGGTGCCGGTCTACGACACCGTGATCCGCCGCACCGACAAGGTGCCTGAGTCCAGCTGGGCCCGGATGGCGGTCCAGGCCTGGAGCCCTTTCTGTTCGGCGGCCCGGGATTACCGGGCCTGGGTGGCGGAACTGGCGGCAAAGGAGGGGATCCAGTATGGGCAAGCCTGATCTGGGGCGGCTCATCGCCCAGACTATGGCCCCGACGGCGGAGGACAGGACCATCGAGGTCATTACCGGGGAGATCCTGGATGCCAAGCGGGCTGGGGGAGAGGCTATCCTCACCATTGGCCGGTGCCTCATCGAGGCAAAAGATATGCTGTCCCACGGGGAGTGGCGGTCCTGGCTGGAGGAGCAAGTAGAGTTCTCAGAACGATCCGCCCAGCGATTCATGAGACTGGCCCGGGAGTGGTCAAATCCGACAACGTTGTCGGATTTGGGAGCCTCCAAAGCCTTGGCGCTCCTGGCATTGCCGCCGGAAGAGCGGGAGCAGTTTATGGAGGACCACAAGGTCATCGACATGAGCGCCCGCCAGCTGGAGCAGGCCATCAAGGAGCGGGACGAGGCCAGAGCGGCCGCTGAACGGGCGGCGGCAGACCAGCGCACGGCTGAGCAGGCCCGGGATAAGATGGCGGAGGACATGAAGTTTCTCAATGTCCGTTTGGCTGGAGCCAAAGAGGATCGGGAGCAGGCCATGCAGGATGTGGCTCGCCTGGAGGCTGAACTTGCTGACCTGAAGGCCAAGCCGGTGGACGTTGCGGTGGAGACCGTGGTGGACCAGGCCGCCATTGACAAGGCCCGGGCCGACGCCATCGCCGAGATGCAGGAGAAACTGGATAAGGCAAAGGAGGCGGCGGCCAAGGCCAGGGAGAAACAGAAGCAGGCCGAAGCCTCTGTGGAAGTTCTGAAGCGGTCTCTGGAGGAGCGGGACAAGTCGGAAAAGAAAGCCGCTATTGCCGGTGACAAGGAGCTGGCTCAGTTCGAGGTGCTTTTCAACCAGGGGCAGGAACTGGCCAACAAGCTCCACGGACTGTTGCTAAAGGCCAGGGGCCGGGATGATCAGACCGCCGCCAAGGGCATGGAAAAGGCCCTGAAGGCTCTGGCTGAGGCCATCGGGAGGTGCGCGGAATGAGTGCCTGGTATGAGCAGGCGGAACACCGGCTGAGGGAGGAGTACAAGGCCGTCACCGGACACAAGGAGTCCGCCATGAAAAGCGCCGTGCGGGACGCCCTGCTGGAGTTCTGCCGGCAGAATGAGGAATTTGCCCAGGCGGTGGCTCAGGGCGGCACCTTCAAGGACTGCATGGCCTCGGTAGCCAAAGGGGTGGGTGGCTCCATTTCCGATCTTGAGGCCTATCGTCGGGCGGTGTCCTTCTATTTCGACGGGGCAAAGGTCAGCTTCTCCATGACTATCCAGCTGGAGCCGGCACAGACAGAGCCGGACCGGAATGGCATCCTGCTGGATCTGTCCGACTTCTTCTGAGGGGGCGGACGGGATGAAATACACCGAACAAGAGCGGGAGATCCTCAACAGCTGGCCCACCGTGACTGAGGAGGACCTGGTGCGGATGAACGATATGTTCCAGCACTACCTGTTTTTCCGGCGGGTGAACACATTGGGCCTGATGACTATCGACCTGCGCGCCTCCTGCTGCGGGCACCGGGAGACCCGGCCAGTCCTGCCCCGCACCGAGACTCCGGAGCACCGGGATCTGCTGGACCATCTCAGGCACAAAGAGGTATGGACCTGCCCCTGGTGCGGCCGCAAGGTGACGGTCATCAACCTGAGCAAGGCAGGCAAGCGCAAGTCATTGGCCCAGCGGGAGCTGACTGTACTCCTCCACACCAGAGGAGATGCCCTCTATGCCGATGCCCTGGCGCTGCGGAAGGACTACGAGGATGACGCATCCCTTACCGCCCGGCCAACCGCCTGGTGCTCCAGCGGCTACCGGTTCACCCGGGGCGAGGTGATGCAGGTGGATCACCAGTGGGATTACCAAAATCCTTACATCACCTACGAGCGGGATAAGCTGGGGCGGCGGAAGTTGGTGCAGGAGCCATTCAAGCTGGGGTGTATCTCCTACTACCAGCACGAGTCTTACTCCATCGCAAACCGTGATGCCCTAGAAGTCCACCCGTTCTTCCGGTACTGCGGTTTCTTCCACCACTGGCAGTACCGTCCGGGCGGGGCCAGGGGATATGCGTTCCGCTTTTCTGATTTCATTTCCTACCTGACCGCCTATGCCATCTACCCCAGGCAGGTGGAGATGCTGGTCAAGAGCGGGATGTACCGGCCCATAGCCGACCTGATCTTTGACCGGAAGAAAAACGCGGCGGCCATGTGCTGGGAGGAGCCAGACCCAAGGAAGAGCTTCGGACTAAATAAGCGGGAGCTGTCCTGGTTTATGGGCGTCCAGCCGCCTCTGGATGTGCTGGCGGTGCGGAACTATGTGCATCGCCACTGGGGCAAACGCTGGGATATGGCCTTCTGCTACGATTTTTATAACCTGTGGGGTGCCCATCAGACGCCCATGGAGGTGCTCCGATTCCTGAACCGCTACCATCTGGACCCAGACCGATTCCTGCGGTACATAGATGGTGTGTTTATCCAGAACGAGGAATATTATGCCACCCTATTTGAGGTGTACCGGGACTATATCGACGCGGCCTATCAGTTGGGCTACTGCATGGAGCACAGCAAGGTGCTGTGGCCAGAGCAGTTGTACACTGCTCACGATAAACTTACTGCGGAGCTGGCGGCCCGATACACGGAGCCCCAAGGTAAGAGGGTGGCAGCAGACGGAAAGAGCCGGAAAGAGAAGTATGAGTTCGAACTGGACGGCCTGCGGATTATCTTCCCGTTGACGGCCCAGGCCATCAAGCGGGAGGGTAAGGCGCTGGATCACTGCGTGGGCGGACATGCCGAGCGGCATATCAGAGGGGTGCTCACCATTCTGTTCCTGCGGCGCTCCGAAGCAGCTGGGGTTCCCTACGTTACCATTGAGATGAACGGGAATCAGATCAAGCAGATTCACGGCTACCACAATGACACCATGCCTGGGAGCCCCAAGCCCCGGGAGGTCCACAAGGAGTTCCTGGACACCTGGCTGCGGTGGCTGCGGGCGGGGAGCAAACGGAACGAGGACGGCACGCCAAAGCTACCCCAGAGGGCAGTGAGAAAAAAGCAGGGGGTTGGAGCCGCATGAAGTTGGAAGATGCCACCAAGGAGGAGCTTATCTGGTGGATTAAAAAGTACGCCTTTGAGCTGAAATATGAACTAAGGCACTTTGGACCTGATGTTATGTTCCGCCGCTATCAGCAATTTAATGACAAGGCACATTCAGCAGGGGAGCGATATTCCAAGGCATTTGCGGAGTATTCTTCGATTTTGTCTCCATATAAGGGACTTCCTATCTCCTCAATCCCGAGAGATGTTTGCAAAAAGGGGGCAAATCTGGAGAGTATTATGCTGCAGGCGTCAGAGGAGCAAAGGCGGTATTGGAAGGCTGCCGATAAGTGCCTGGGCAAATATGATCAAATGATGGAGGAAACTACCCATGGGTAAAAACAGAAAACTGGGCAGGGGAGGCAAGCCCCATGGCGTGAACTACGCTCAGGTGCTGGCCCGGCAGGCGGCCATCCGGGCCGGGCTTGAAAAGGCCGCCCGGGACGCCACTGTGCAGGCAGAGGCCGATGCCCACACCCAGCGAGCCATGTGGCTGATGGTGTGCTCCATCTCAGATGCCTATGGATACGGACCGAAGGGAATGCAGAAGTTTTTTGCAGCCCTTCAGGAGAACACCGACGAACTGGAACGGATGCGGACCGAGGTGGATGAGGAGTATGCTTTTGAGAAACTCCGTCAGAAGGCGTCCAAGGTAACCGGTATGGAGGTCCATTACCTGGAGGACCAGCTGGGTATGCTGAAGGAGATGCGGGAAACTCAGCAGATGACATCATTTTCGTGACCCCACGAAAATGGTCTGTGATGCTCCGGCTCTCTGCCGGGTGGGAGCGCTCCTCACCCGGACCTCTCTTTTCTCTCTGGCCGGGGCCCTGCTGATCTGAAGGCCTGCGTTCCTGCGCGGGGTATTGGTAGGAGAAGCGGGGCGCCCGGCAGAGAGCCGGAACAGCAAAGTACCGCCCACAACGGGGCGGTACTTTGACGCACAGGATTACAGATCTTCCTGGTTTGCGGAGGGTTTCTGGTGGTACACCTTCAGGTTGGGGCCGGAGGTGCCGGGAATGATGGGTTTTGCATGTTCCTTCCCGTGCTTGGCTTTGCCTTGGATCTCGGGTACGGGAGGCTCCGTGTTGCGGGGCTGGGTGTGGGTCACATCAGGACGTGCCATGCCTTGCTTGGCCATCATATCACCTCAATTTTTGTGTTAAAAGAGCTGCTTGACCTCTTCGGCCATGCGTTTCAGGTCTTCCAGGGTGGCGGGCTGCTGCTTGCGGGAGCGGATCTTGGCCTGAATATAGCCGGGCAGCTGGACAAAATAGGCCTCCATGGCCGGGTCTTCCATCAGATTGGCATACCGATCGCTGTACGTGGGCTCCATGCGATTCACCTCCGGTGATAGCTTGCCCACGGACAGCGCACTTCATTTCAAACGGAGGGATTGGATGAAAAACAAAAATTTGCGACGAATCTCTGTGTTGGTCACGGCCCAGACTGCCGCCAACCTGGAGAAGCTGGCCCAGATGGACGGGCAGCCCAGCATCGGCCGGGTGATGGACAAGCTGGTGCGGGAGAAGATGATCTCCCTCCGTCAGCCGGAATCCCTGTGGCAGGCCCACTGCCTCAGCCGCTTTGGGAGGTGTGAGTGATGGGACGATCCAGTGTGCAAAATGACAGGATTCTGACCATGGATCAGGTCCGGCTGATCGTGGCGCTCCATGATGCTGACCTCTGCATCTCTGGCGCAGCGAAAGCGCTGGGGATCAAAGATGGGACGGCGCGGGCCAGGATCAACTCTATTGAGCTCCATACCGGGATCGATGTGCTGACGATCCACGGCATGAGCCAGCTCTATGACGGGGCCAGGACGCTGGTGGACATGGAGGCGCAGAATGGCCAAGCGGATTAAGACCATCACCGCCGGGCGGCTGGTGATTGCGGTGCTATACTCTATGCCAACGCCACGTAGTACGCCGGAAGAGAGGAGTGCTCTACGGGAGATCTCCAGTGCCGCTCAGATGGCGTTAAACAACCGCCGGGCCTGGCAGAAGTTGGAGCTGCTGCTGGCCGCCAATTTTGGCCGCCGGGATCTGGTTGTCGAGCTTACTTACGACGACGCACATCTGCCGCCCTTCAAGACGGAGGCAGTTAAACTGATCCGCAAGTTTTTGTCCTGGTTGCGGGCCCACCGAAAAGCCAGGGACCAGGAGCTGCGTTATGTGTACGTTACTGAGCAACTCAGTGCCGAGGGTGGCCGATTGCATCACCATCTTGTCATCAACGGAACCGGAGCGGATCTGGAGGTGTTACGCTCTCTCTGGCCGTATGGCAATGTGAAGTTGGAACAGTTGGACGATTGGCAGGGGTATGAGGCTCTGGCCAAGTATCTGACTAAAGAGGCTCGGGAGGTGGGGCGACCGGAACCAGGAAAAAAGTGCTGGGTCTCTTCGGTGGGGCTGAAAAAGCCAGTGGCGGAGAGCGAGATGGTCAAGGATAATCTGACCCTGGCAGCACCACCGGGTGCCATTATCCTCAGTGCGCCGCCGCCCGTCCGCAACCAGTATGGCGAATTTACTACCATTAAATACATTAAACCGAAACCAAGAAAGGAGAGAAAAGGAACCAGGCCACCGTCCAGACGGAGAAGAGAATAGCCTTTACATCTTTATTCGATCTGGAAACAGGGTGCGACAAGTAAAAAAGCCCATAGAAAGTGAGTGAAAAAGTTGAAAACAACTCGCGAATGTGGTAAACTTATCGTAAAGGACGGATGGCTAATCTGTCCCGGCTGCCGCAAGCGTCTGCTCCGGGTGGAGATGGACACGGCAGCGCAAAACTTAATCGTCTACTGTCGCAACTGCAAGCGCACCGTGACGGTAGACATCGACAGAGGCCAGTGCTTTGAGAGCCAGAGCCCGACATGATCCCAGCGTGGGATGTGGTCGGGCTCTGGCTTTTTGTTTTGCCCGGAGGTGATAGCCCGTGGCCATGAAGCCGCTCCGACCATGCAGGCGCCCAGGGTGCTCTGCCCTCACCCGGGAGGGCTACTGCCCCAAACACAAGCCCAGACCGGCGGCCAGGAGGGAGTCGGCAGAGTACCACGCCTGGTACAGCCTGCCCATTTGGACCGATGACCTGCGGCCCACCCAGCTCCTGCAGGAGCCCTGGTGCCGGGAGTGTGCCAAGCGAGGCATCCGCACCCGGGCCACGGTGGTGGACCATGTGGAGCCCCACCGGGGGGACTGGGCCAAGTTCACCGACAAGACCAACCTGCAATCCCTGTGCAAGTCCTGCCACGATCGCAAGACGGCCAGAGAGCAGGCAGCAGAGCGGCGGAAAAGCCGCTGAATCTGAAGGCAAGGTCCGTCGGGAAGCTACGCCCGCACCCGAGCGCGGGCGTGTGTATCCGCCCGTGCGCACCCAGGGGCAAGCCCTTGGCTTGCCGACCCCAGCCCCACCCGGAAAATGTTATGTCAACCGCGTTGCAAGACCGCGCGGCCTCTCGAATGCGAGAAAATCTCCCCCATCAGGGTTTTGGCCCCAGTGGGCAGGGGACAGGAGGTGAAAACCATGCCGACGGCGCCCAAAGCGCTGGACAACATGAGCAAAAATTTGACCGTGGAGGAGCGGCAGCTCCGGGAACAGGCTGAGGAGGGGGTGATCCCTGACCGGGGCCGGGAGAGCCGGATGGAAAAGCCGGCCATCATGACCAAAAACGCCATCGCCGCCCGCTACTGGCGGAAGGTGCTGGAGAGAATGGACGGCCTGGTGATCCTGGACGATCTGGACAGCGATGCCCTGGGTGTGTACTGCGTCATGCTGGCCCGGTATGAGAGCCAGTGCAAGGTGTTGGCCCAGACGACCAAACAGCTGAAGGACGCCAAAGATGATCCAGAGGCGGTGGCGGATGCCGTGGCCAAGCTGGACGCGGTGAGCGGCAAGATGCAGTCCCTGGAGCGGAATATCCTTCAGTACGCTGAGAAGCTGGGGCTCACACCATCCGGCCGGGTGCGGTTGGCCCAGAAACGGGCTCAAGCTGCCGCAGAGGCCCGGGCTGATCCGGATGGTGATCTCTTTGGGGACTAGATGGCAGTCAGGTCTGCATCACGCCGTCTCGGTCTATGCCAAGCAGGTGACTCAGGGCCGACTCCGGGATCAGTGCTGCAAGTATGAGATCCTGGCTTGCCAGCGGCATCTGGACGACCTGAAACGCCAGGGGACGGAGAACTTCCCCTATGTGTTCGATGCCACCCGGGCCGACCGGATCATCCGGTGGTTTGGCCAGTGCGTCCAGGTCCGAGGCGTGGACGCGGGCAAGCCCATCCGGCTGGAGCCCTGGCAGGTGTTCGACCTGGGCTGCACCTACGGCTGGGTCCATAAGGACACCGGCGCCCGGCGGTTTACCCACACCTACAACAAGCGGGCCCGGGGCAACTACAAGTCCAGCGAGAAGTCCTGTCAGGGTCTATACCATATGTGCGGCGATGCCATCTATCCGCCTTATCATCCTGAGTTGGCCAAGTTCGAGCAGGAGCCGGAAGTGGAGTGTGCCGCCGTGGACCGGGGTCAGGCCATGCGGGTGCTGGGCGACGCCAAGAAGATCGCCCTTGCCAGCCCCAACATTGCCAAGCGTCTGCTCATTCCCCGGTCCAATCCCATTGTCCACCGCACCAGGGGCGGCTTTATGCGGGCCCTGTCCAAGGACACCAAAAACAAGGACAGCGGCGCTCCCACCTACTTCGTGGTGGATGAGTACCATGCCCACCCCAATTCGGAGATCTACGATCTGGGCACCAACTCCTTCGGCAAGCGGGCCCAGTCCCTGCTGGACGTGATTACCACCGCCGGCGACGATGCCGGTAGCAAGCCTTGCTATGAGGAGGAACTGTACGCCAAGCGGGTGCTGGAGGACCCAACGGTCATCGACGAGAGCTACTTTGTCATGATCCGGGAGCTGGACGAGGGGGACAACCCCCACAATGAGGCGGTCTGGGCCAAGCCCAACCCCTGTCTGCGGTATCCCAGCCCGTACAGTGAGATCCTGCTCAAGCAGATCCGGGACGAGCACAATGCGGCCTATGCGTCCAACGATCCCAACAAGATCCGCAAGTTTCTCACCCGCCGGATGTGCCTGTGGCAGGTGGGCAGCGTCAACCACTACCTGGATGAGAACTGTATGGCCAAGGCCAGGCGGGCCATGGTGCCACGGGCGGAGTTTGCCGCCCTCACCGACGGTCTCCGCTGTCACTGCGGGTTTGACTTGGGCAAGCGGATCGACCTGTCCGGCGCGGCGGCGGTGTTCGACCTGCCGGATGGGCGCATCGGCATTAAAATGCACGGCTTCATGCCGGAAAATGGGGCGGACCGCCATGAGAAGACCGACCGGGTGCCCTATAAGTTCTGGGCCCAGGGCGGCTGCTGCACCCTGACCCCCGGCGATGTGACCGACAACAGCTATGTGTACAACTGGATCTGCCAGGGCGAGCGGGACCACGGCTGGAAGGTGGACGAGGTGGACTACGATGGCCACAACGCCACCGACCTGGCCATCCGCATGAATGAGGACCGGAACCGGGAGGACTTCTGCGTGGAGGTGGCCCAGACCTGCGCAGGGCAGAACCTGGCGGTGAAGACCTTCCGGGAGCTGCTGCTCCAGGACCGGGTGGTGCTGGAGGAGAGCCCGCTGGTGCTGTGGTGCCTGCAGAACGCCATTGAGATCCAGAACAACTACGGAGACCTGAAGCTGTCCAAGCGCCACAAGGACGACACCGAGCGCATCGACCCGGTGGCCGCCGCCATGAACGCGCTGGCCCGGGTGCTGGTGAAACGGAACGTAACGGATCTGAACACCGCCCTGGATCGGGGCAATTTCACGTTCTGAGGAGGAGCTATGGAACCAAACGAGATCAAGCAGAGAGACCGTCCCGGTATCCTGGCGCTGGCAGCCGGGGCCTGGGAAAAATGGGGGGCCGGGGCGCTGCTGTGCGGCGGGGCGGTTGCCCTCACCGTGGGGGCGGCCCTCATCTATCCCCCCGCCGGATGGATCACGGGGGGCGTCCTGGCCATCCTCGGCGGCATCCTGGCGACCATCGGAGGAGGTGAGGGCAAGTGAGCATCCTGCGCGGTATTCGTAAGGCGGCAAGCGGCCCCGGCGCCGCTCTGGGCGGCGTGCTGACATCCTCCGCAGTCTACGGGCCGGACGGCTTCCTGGACGTGGAGAACATCAGCCTGAGCCGGGACCGGGCCATGAAGCTGTCCACGGTGAACCGGTGCGTGGAGGTGCGCAGCTGCACCATTGCGGCCCTGCCGGTCTATCTCATGCGGGAGTCCACCAAGGAGCGCCTGCGGGACCACCGGCTGGCCGGGGTGCTGTGGGGACGGCCCAATGAGGCCATGACCCGGTTTGACTATGAGCGGCTCATGCAGGTCAATCTGGACCTGCGGGGCAACGCCTATGCCTGGATCAACCGGGACCCCAGGACGGGGTACCCGGTGGAGCTGATTCCCCTGCAGCCAGACCATGTGACCCCATACGTGGCTCTGGATAGCTCCCTCTGGTACATCTACACCAACCCCAGGACCGGGCAGATGTTCCGCCTTTCGCCCGCCGATGTGCTCCACTACAAGGCCTACTCCCTGGACGGCATCGAGGGCATCTCCATCCTGCACAGGGCGGCCCTGACTATCCAGACGGGCCTGGCGGCTCAGGAGTATCAGAGGGCCATGTACCAGAACGGAGGGCGGCCCTCCGGCGTGCTGACCACTGATACCGATATCGGCGGAGAAGTGACGGTCACAAGGAGCGACGGCTCCACCGAGAAAATCGGAAAAAAGGAACTCATCCGCCGGGAGTGGGAGAAGATCCACAACGGTCCGGGCAATGGGTTCCGGGTAGCCGTTATGGACAACGGGCTCAAGTATCAGGCCCTTTCCGTCAGCAACTCCGACGCCCAGTTCGTGGAGAGCGAGGACATCCGGGTGGCCGATGTGTGCAGGTTCTTCGGTACGCCCCTGCACATGGTGTACGCCGGCAAGCAGGCCTATTCCTCCAACGAACAGAACGCCATTGAGTTCACCCGGTTCACTCTCCAGCCCCTGGTCATCCAGCGGGAGCAGGAGGACAGCTACAAGCTGCTCCTTCCCCGGGAGCGGACCGACGGGCTGCGCATCCGGCGGGAGCTGAAGGGTTTGCTGCGGGGCGACACGGCTGCCCAGACCGCGCTGTACAAGGGGATGCGGGAGGCAGGCGTATACAGCGTCAATGACATCCGTGCCCTGGAAGATCTGCCGGACGTGCCCGGTGGGGACAGCCGGTATGCCAGTTGGAACTATGGCCCCCTGGCAAACTGGGATGCACTGAGTATCATTCGGGCCTTGGGCGGACAGGCCCCGGAAGGAGAATGAGATGGAAACCATTGTGAAAACGCCCCTGACCCCGTCGGATCTGGATGCCATCAACGCTTTGGCCAAGGCCCAGCTGACGGAGGATCAGATCTACACCTTTGCGGTGCGGCTGTGCGACAACGAGGTGGACCGGGACTATGAGCGGTTCCCCCGGGCCAGCCTGGTGGAGTTGGCTAAGCTCTTCGTGGGCAAAAGCGGCATCTTTGACCATCAGTGGTCGGCCCAGGGGCAGACCGCACGGCTCTATAAAACCGAGGTGGTGGAGGAACCGGGCCAGACCACAGAGGCGGGGGACTCCGCCTGCTGGCTGAAGGGCTATGCCTACATGGTGCGCACCGAGGCCAATCGGGACCTGATCGCTGAGATCGAGGGCGGCATCAAGAAGGAGATCAGCGTGGGCTGCGCCGTGAATCGCTCCACCTGCTCCATCTGCGGGAGCGTGGCGGGCAGCTGCGGCCACCGGCGGGGACAGGTCTATGACGGGCAGCTGTGCTTCTTCAACCTGGAGGAGCCTGCCGACGCCTATGAGTGGTCCTTTGTGGCGGTACCTGCCCAGCGGAAGGCCGGCGTGGTCAAGGCTCTGCGCCAGCCCCAGGAATCAGATAAAGCCCAATTGATCCAGCAGGCCAGGGCCCGGCTGGAATTGGAGAAAGCAAGATTTTGAGGATATGGAGGGAATCTACATGAAAATTGACAAGCAGAAGCTGTACACCCTGAAGGATGCCCGCAACCAGGTGCTGGAGGCGGCGGACGCCGCCCTGGATGCCGGGAACATGGAGGAGTATGAGGCCAAGCTGGCCGAGGTCAAGGGCTATAACGCCCAGATCGAGAGTGTGGAGAAGCTGCTCCGGGAGCAGGAGCGCTTTGCCGGACAGGAGCCCGGTACCTCCGGCGGCCCTGGTCTGGAGCAGCAGGGGCAGGAGGACGGCTACGCCAAGGCGGTGAAGAGCTTTGCCGACGCCGCCCGCAGCGGCTTCCGGGTGGCCAAGGCTGCCGGTGACATGATGCAGGAGGGTGTGGATGCCGACGGCGGTTACGCCGTGCCCCAGGATATCGTGACCCGGATCATCAGCCTGCGTGACAGCAAGGAGAGCCTGCTCAGCGAGGTGCGTGTGATCCCCGTAACCACCAAGTCCGGCCGCCGCACCCTCAAGAAGCGAGGCCAGCACACCGGTTTTTCCACCGTGGCCGAGGCCGCCAAGTACGGCAAGGCGGCCACTCCCCAGTTCACCACTGTCAGCTATGACATCGAGAAGCGGGGCGGCTATCTGCCCGTCACCAACGAGCTGATGGAGGACAGTGACAGCAACATCGCCGCCGTGGCCGAGGAATGGCTGGGCGATGAGGCCCGGGTCACCGCCAACAAGGAGATCATGACCATCGTGGCCACCAACGATTCCACTGATCTGACCGATCTGGACGGCATCCTGAAGGCCTGGGTGGGCCTGGGCTCCACCTTCCGGGCCACCAGCAAGCTGCTCACCAACGACGACGGCCTGCTCTGGCTGGGCACCCTGAAGGACGCCAACGGCCGGCAGCTGCTGACCCCCAACCCCGCTGAGCCCAAGCAGCTCCAGCTGTGTGTGGGTCCCTACATTCTGCCGGTGAAGACCTACGACAACGATACCATGCCCAGCACCGGCACCAAGATCCCCATGATCCTGGGTGACCTGATGGAAGGCATCGCCTACTGGGACCGCCGCCAGTTCACCATCAAGGTCAGCGACGTGGCTTCCGTGGGCGAGCTCAACGCCTTTGAGCAGGATCTGACCATCTGGCGGGGCAGCCTGCGGGACGACTGTACCTCCTGGGACACTGAGGCCTGGGTGAACGGGTATATCGACACCGCCGCCGCGGCAGGCTAAGGAGGAATTGCAATGAGCGACAAGAAGAAAGACGAAGTAGCGGCAACCTGCAATCAGGATGCGGAGGAAGCCGTACAGTTTAACCTGCCTGTGGAGGAGGGTTCTCTTTCTGCCGGTCAGATGTGCCGGGTGGCATTTTGCAGCGGATTGAACCTGCGGAAGGCGCCTGGTATGCATTCGCCGGTTCTGCAGGTTCTCCCGGCAGGAACGGCGCTCCTGATTGATCCTTTGGAGTGGGTAGCTGATGGCACTGGTGTGTGGTTCCCCGTCACTATTGATGGGGTAAACGGCTTTGTCAATGGTCAGTACCTGGTACAGATTGGTTGCTGATCATGGCGCTGACCGATGAGCGGCAGGCCGGGCTGCTGGCCTATTGCCGCATTGAGGAGCCGACGGCGGAGGAGCTGCTCACCCTGGAGACTCTGTACGATGCGGCGGTGGGCTATCTGGAGGGGGCGGGGGTCTCCCTGCCCCCGGAGGGCACGCCCCGGCGGGCCCAGTACGACCTGGCGGTGAACTTCATGGTGCTGCGGGACTTCGACCTGCGGGACGCCGAGGTGGCGGGGGCCATCCAGGATAACCCCGCCTTCCGGCGGCTCATTACCCAGCTCAAGCTGACCGAGCCGAGAGAGGGGGCCTGACCCATGTCATACATCGGAGCGGGCAAGCTGGACCAGCACCTGGAGGTGCTGGAGCTGCGGGAGACCTCCGCCGGGCTGTGGGAGTGGGTGGCCGTCCGCCGAGCCTGGGGCCAGGTGGAGCAGACCGCCAAGACCAACCTTTTCAGCAAGGTGGGCGTGGGGGCCAGGGACGCCGCCATCGTGCTGCGCACCCAGCCCCTCACCCTCCACAACGCACTGCGCTGGAAGGGGCAGCACCTGTTTTTGACCTCCGTCACCTACCGGGACCGCAACCACCTGGATGTGGCGGCGGCCCTGGTGGAGCTGGTGGAGTGCCGGGCGGATGCTGACGAGAGAGGGGATGGGACCAGGTTCCCCGGCGTACTCACAGAGAAGTACGCCAAATGGGACCAGCCGGAGCCCTACTCCGTGAACCAGCTGACCTATGTGCTGGTGACCCCCAAGGGGATCGTGCTCCAGCGGGGCGGCCTGGTGGCGGTAGCAGGGACCAATTACGAGGTGCAGGTGGCCCACACCCTGGACCCGTACAAGAACGAATATGAGATCGTGCGCACGGAGGATCTGTAAATGCCAGTGCAGATGGACATGAGAGACCTGGAGCGGCTGGACCAGGATCTGGCCCAGGCCATGGCCCAGACGCCAGAGATCAAGCGGGATGCTCTGGCGGAGCTGGGGCAGCAGATGCTGGCGCAGGTGCGCTCAAGGATCGGTGGTACCGGCAAGGTGCAGCGGTGGCAGCACGTCCACCTGGGATCTGGGGGCGGCTACGTGGCCGTCCACCCGGCGGAAAACACGGTGGATGATTACGGATTGGCCGTTGGCGCAGTGACCAACGCCATCGAGTCAGGCCACAAAATCAGGCCGCCCGGCGGTAAGGCCAAGCGGTACACACCCCGCATCCGCAAGGCCCAGGTACCGGCCAGGCAGATGTATGCCGGAGTGGATCCGGAGACAGTAGTGGACCAGGCGGCGGCCAATCTGGCCCTCCGGCTGGCGCAGAATCTGGAGGGATAAGCCATGCTGAGGATCAACGACATTCTGGACGGGGTGGAGGATCTGACAGGGAAGACCTTCCCCCGGCTGAAGGGCTACCGCAACCTGGTACACAAGAACTTTGAGCGGCCCTCCTTCCTGGTGGAGGTGGGCAGGCAGACCATGGAGGACGCCACCTGTCACACCGTAGAGCGCACCGCCCAGGTGAAGCTCACCTTTTTCGAGACGGTGGACGACTACCACGACAGCCAGATCGAGGTGCTCAGTGACCGGCTGACGGCGGCCTTGGCGCTGTACACCGGCGGAGCCATCCAGGTGGGGGACCGGTACCTGGACCTGTCCGATACCGCCGGTGAGGTGTTCAACGACTACGCCGAGCTGACCTTTACCCTGTCCTGGCAGGACGACCGGGTTCTGGAGGAGGTACAGGCATCCCCCATGGAGCAGTTCGACATGGATTTTACCGTAAAGGAGGAGACGTAAATGGCTGGAATGGGACAGCCTAACCTGACCATCGCCTTCCACAAGGCGGCGGAAGAGGTGGTAAACCGGCTGAAAAACGGCATCGTGGCCGTCATCGTGCGGGACACGGGGGCTGAGGCCGGACTGTATACCCTGGCCGACCCGGAGGATATGCCCAGCGGCCTGGGGGCGGAGGTCCAGGCCTACATCACCCGTGCCTTTCTGGGGGGCGACGGCAAGCCCCAGAAGGTGCTGCTGTCGGTGATCGGCGCTGAGGACGACCTGGTGGAGGTGGGATGTGCCGCCCTGGCCTCCAGTGACTTCGACTATCTGGCCTGTCCGGCGGATGTGGAGGCCGAGCAGATGACGGCTGCCGTCACCTGGCTGGAGGGGGTCCGGAAGAAGTACTGCATCGGCAAGCTGGTGCTGCCGGGTCACAAGGCGGACAACATGGCGGTGGTGGACTTCGTGGCCACCGGCATTGTGGCCGGCGGTCAGACCTACACCGCCGGGGACTATTGCAGCCGCATCGCCGGGGTGCTGGCTGGCACCCCCATTGAGTCCTCCGCTACCTCCACCCCCCTGGAGGAGGTCAGCGGCGTGGATGAGATCGCCGATCCGGACACCGCCGCCGACAGCGGCCAGCTCATCCTCATCCACGACGGCCGGAAGGTGAAACTGGGCCGGGCGGTGAACTCCCTGACCACGGTGTCGGGAGACATGAGCGAGAGCCTGAAGAAGATCAAGATCGTGGAGGCCCTGGACCTGATCCGCAGCCGGTGCCGCACGGTCATTGAGGACAAATACATCCGTATGGCCAACAGCTACGACAACAAGCTGCTGCTGGTCAGTGAGATCCATGACTTCCTCCAGACCCTGGAGGGGGAGGGGGTCATCCAGGCCGGCTCCAGCTACGCGGAGCTCAACCTGGACAAACAGAAGCAGTGGCTGAAGGAAAACGGCGTGGATGTCTCCGGCATGACCGACCAGGAGCTCCTGAAGGCTGACACCGGCTCCTGGGTCTTCATCAAAATGGGCGGCGTGGTGCTGGACGCCATGGAGGACTTCGATCTGGATTACTACATGGGAGGTGAGGCTCTATGAGTACCTTTGACAGCGCCAAGCGGGTGATGTCGGGCACCTTCGGCGAGGTTTGGTGGGATGGCGATCTGGTGGCCGAGTGCTACAAGTTCACCGCCAAATACACCCACTCCAAGGAGGCCATCAACCTGCCCAGGGAGATGGTGGAGGACAGCAAGGTCATGGGCTCCAAGGGTACCGGCTCCATGGGCCTGTACAAGGTGTACAGCCGCTTCCGGGAGATGGCCGACGCCATCCGGGACGGCAAGGATGTGCGGGTGACCATGGTGAGCAAGCTGGACGACCCGGACGCCTACGGCGCCGAGCGGGTGGCCATCTACGGGGTCAGCCTGGACGAGGTGCCCCTGGTGAACTGGGAGCGCAAGACCGTCCAGAAGGACGAGGTTCCCTTCACCTTTACCAGCCACAAATACCTGGAATCCGCATAAGGAGGACCTGAGATGAGTAAGATTCTGGACCTGCTGCTCCGGCCCGAGACGCCGGATGTGCAGAAAGACCTGCCCCGGGCCAGCTACGAAGTGGTCCGGCTGAGTGAGCTGTACGGGGAGCCCTTCGTGCTGGAACTGAAGGGGTTGCCCTACGGCAAGGCCCTGGAACTGAAGGACATGACGGACTGTGAGATCCAGACGGTGCTGGCAGGAGATGCGGACGGTGTGTGGCGCTCCACGGAATTGCTGATGGCCCACGGCCCCACCCCGGCGGAGGTAGTCAAGTCCTATCTGCTGCCCGGTGAGATCCGGGCGGTGGCTGTGGCCGTGGAGCTGCTCAGCGGTTACCGTAAACCGGTGGTGATGCCCTGGGGGCGGGAGGAGGTCACGGACCCTGAGGACGCCGTAGCGGAGGAACTGGCAAAAAACTGACCGAGGGCGGAGATCCTGAGCTGAGGCTGATGTACCTGCTGTTCCGGGAGAAAAACTGGGCCCCCGCCCAGTACTGGTCCCTGCCCGCCGGAGAGAAGGCCCTGGTACGGGCCTTCCTGGTGCGGGAACTGGAGCAGCGAGAGGAGGCCATGAGGCGGCGATCTCCGCCGCGGTGACAAGGAGGTGAAGGACGGTGGGCAAGGAGGCCAGCATTCTGGTGACCCTGCGGGACCAATACTCCCCGGGAGTCAAGGCCATGCGGGAGGCAAACTCCGGCTACGGAAAAAGTTTTGATGAGGTGCAGCAGAAGGCCAAGGCCTATGAGACCCGGCTGGACGGACTCATCAAGCAGCAGAGCCAGCTCCAGGTGGAACTGGTGGATGCCAAGAAGACCCTGAAGGACGCTGAGAAGGCCTATAAGGAGACGGGGTCCGCCGCTGACGCGGACGCCCTGTCCAGCGCCAAGGAGAAATATGAGGCGCTGAATACCGTCATGAAGGAGACGGTCCAGGCCTCCAAGAACACCCAAACCGCCCTCCGGGAGCTGGAGGGCCAGGGCAGCCGCTTGTCCCGGCAGAATGGCGGCACGTCCGGAGGGATCCTCTCCACCCTGGGCCAGGCGGGAGCCTGGTCCATGCTGGGAGATGTGGCCAGCCAGTGGGCAGGCACTCTGGTCACCTCCTTCGGCGGCAGTGATGTGGGTACCCTGTTCTCCAGCGCCCTCAGCAGCGCCGGAGCAGGGGCTGCTATCGGCAGCATGATCGCTCCGGGGATCGGCACCGCCGTCGGGGCCGCCCTGGGCGGCCTGGTGGGTCTGGTCAGCGGAGGGGCCCAGATCTATGAGCAGCAGGACGACGCCTTCAAGCAATATTATCAGCAGCTGTACGAGCAGGGCCAGTCAAAGACGGAGGAGAGCCTGACCAGCGGCTCGGCCACCGCCTCCCAGCGGGAGCTGGACGAGATCGCCTTCAGCCGCCTGCTGGGGGAGGGGGCAAGCCGGCAGTACCTCAGCGACCTGCGGGTCATGGCCGCCGCCACCCCCATGGAGTACAGCGACCTGACCAGCATGAGCCGGGCCCTGGCCATCGGCTTCGGGGACAGCCCGGAGCGGATGCTGGAGCTGATGGCGGCCATCGGCGACGCCGGCAGCGCCGTGGGCGTCACGGCGGAGGACATGACCTACATGGCCCAGGCCATGAGCCGGATGCAGAGCTCCGGCAAGGCCAGCCTGGAGTACCTCAACATCCTCCAGGAGCGGGGGGTCAACGTCATCGGAATGCTGGCGGATGCCTATGGTAAGACCCAGGGCGAGATCTACGACATGATTTCCAAGGGATCCATCGGCGGCCAGGACGCCGTGGACATCATCCAGGCCGGTATGGCGGAGTCCTACGGCGGGGCCATGGAGACCATGGCCCAGACCTTCAGCGGTCTCACCTCTACCCTGGAGGACGCCATGACCGAGATCGATGCCGCCAGGGGGCGAGGGTACAACTCAATGCGGGCCGGTGGCCTCCAGCAGGAGATCGATGCGTATGGCGGCGTTCTGGGGGAGGCGGTATCCAACCTCAACACCATCTCGGGGCAAAACCAGGCATATTTGGATAACCTGTCCGAACAGTACTCCAGGGAGGCGCTCAGTGCGGTTCTGCTGGGCCAGGAGACTACGCCCGGCCTTTTTGATGATAAAACGGTGGCTGAGTTGAAAGAAATGCGCGGAGACTTCATTAAGGCCTCCGCCGACTATGAAAACGGCAGCCAGGAAGCTGGCCTCAAGATGGATAACCTCCGTATGGAGGCGGAGGCCTTGGCTACTGCAGCATATGAGAGCAGCAGCGCATATCAGCTTGTCCATGACAGTGAGCTGGATCTGATCGGTGCGATCCGAGAGAATACGGCCGCCCTGAACGGCTGGCGGAACAACTATGACCTCCAACAGGAATCCAGCAAGGGGCGTGGGTCGGTGCTGGTAAGCGGATATGACGATGAATCACCGGGCGCCCGGGTGCGGAACAATAACCGCTACCGATATGCCACCGGCCTGGGCCGGGTGCCCTACAATGACTATCCGGCATTCCTCCATGAGGGGGAGCGGGTGCTGACGGCGGCAGAGGCCCGGGTCTACAACAAAGTGGGCGGTGCCGGTGGGGTCACCGTCTCGGGAAATACCTTTATTGTGCGGCAGGAATCGGACATTGACGCCATCGCCGCCAGTCTGCTGGCCAGGATGAAGCAGGCCAGTCTGGCCGGAGCCTACGGATAGGAGGGTGACCATGGCGCTGACCTTTTCATTTCTGGCGGACGGCCAGGAGCTGAGCCTGCCGGTGCCGCCCCTGCCCTTCGGTTGGGGGGCGGGACAGAACGTGCGGGAGCTCACCGTCAACGGCACGGGCACCGTCTATCTGCCCGGCGATCCCTCCGCTTTCAGCGGGGCGCTGGAGTGTCTCTTCCCGGCGGGGGAGCGGCCCTACAGTGCTCCTGGTGCGGTGGCCGACCCCTACTACTACGTCAACAAGTTTTCCGCCTGGGCCCGGGGCAAGAAGATCGTGCGCTATGTAGTGCCCGGCGTGGTCAATGCCCAGGTGGTCATTGAGGAGATCTCCTACGAGGAGCGGGACGGCACCGGGGACGTGTACGCCAAGCTCTACCTGAAGGAGGTCCAGTCCCTGGAGGCGGTGACCTCCGAGTCGGGCAGCTCGGGCGGCCGCAGCGAGGCGGAGCAGACCGGACAGGCCCAGACCTACACAGTGGTGGCCGGGGATTGCCTGTCGGTGATCTGTCGCCGGTTCTACGGCAACGGTACCGCCAAGTACTACAATGCCCTGGCCACCTACAACGGCATCAAGAACCCCCACCTGATCTTCCCAGGCCAGGTGCTCACCCTGCCCCCTGTGGGCCAGCTGGGGGTGAGCGGGTGATTTTAAAGTTTACCTCCGGCGGCAGGACGGTGGAGAATGCCTGGGGCCTGGTGAGCAATGTGGAGTGGAGCGGCGACAAGCAGAGGGCCGCCCGTACCCTCAGCTTTGACCTGGCAGTAAGTCAGGCTGATCCCAACCTGCCGGCGGTGGAGTGTCCGGTGGGGGCCATGGCGGGCTTCTGGGACGACAGCGGGGCCCAGCTCTTTCAGGGGCCGGTGGTGACCCGCACCCTCAGCGACGCCAGGCCCACCGTGGCGGTCACCGCCATGGACCGGGGTATGTACCTGGCGGGCAACCAGGGCACCCTCCAGGTGCGGGGAGAGACGCCGGAGTCCGCGGTGCGCCGCCTGTGCCAGAGCTACAGTATCCCGGTGGGAGAACTGGCGGCCACCGGGGTGGCGGTAAGCCGCAAATTTGCCGGCATCGACCTGTGGCGCATTGTCACCACGCTGTATACCCTGGCCTCCCGGCAGACGGGAAAGCAGTACCTGGCCCGCTTCGAGTGGGACAAGCTCACCGTCCGGGAGCGCAGCGAGACGGGGGAGAGCCTGGTGATCCGCCCCAAGTCCAACCTGCTGACCTCCACTACCACCGAGTCCATTGAGGACATGGTCAACAGCGTGGGCATCTACAACTCCGACGGGGTGCGGCTGACCACGGTGCGGGATCAATCCGCGGTGGACCTGTACGGCCTGCTGGAGCAGCACATCACCCAGCGGGAGGGAGAGGACGCCCAGGCCGAGGCCAAGCAGCTGCTGGAGGACAACGGCCTGGCCCAAAAGGTGACGGTGACCTGTCTGGGGGACATCCGGCTTACCACCGGCCGGACCGTGATCGTGCGGCAGCCGGTGACCGGCCTGTCCGGGGTGCTGTGGATCGACGCCGACAAGCACATCTGGGATGAGAACGGCTATACCGTGCAGCTGACGCTCAATTTGCGCAACGTGATGTATACCACAGAATCGGGAGGTGAAGTGACATGAATGCGGAAGACCCCTACAGCGGCTTACTGCTGGAGATCGACAAGCGAGCGCAAGGCCAGTGGCCGCCCGGCCTGCTGCGGGGCACTGTTCTGGATGTGGGAGAGGGGCGGCTGGTGATCCAGGCCGGCGGTATGACGCTGGATGAGCAGGATCTGATGGTGGACGCCCGGCTGTGGCCCAGGCAGGAGGGCCCCTTCCGGATCACGCTGGACATAGACGGCGCATCCGTCCGGACCAGTATCGACACCGGCATGGCCGTCATTACCTCCATTCCTCTGTGGGAGCTGCCCGGAACGGTGACCCTGAACAGCCACCGGCTGGCAGTGGGGGACCAGGTGCTGCTGCTGCCCGACGCCGAAGGCCAGATCTACTATGTACTTTGCAAGGTGGTGAGCCCGTGACACTCTTTCCTTTGATCAGCGCCCCCGACCAGGCGGGGCAGGGGACGGGTGTGCTGCCCCTGTACCGGGAGATCGCCTGGGATTTTGAGACGGACAGGCCCCTCTGGCAGGGCGGAAGCCCGGTATGGGTCACCGGGGCCCAGGCGGTGGCCACCTGGGCGTGGAACGCCCTCCACGCTGTCCGGGGCCACCTGGTGCTCTTCACCAGGGACTACGGCTGCGAGCTCCAGGAGCTGACCGGACGGCCCTACACCGCCGAGGTCAAGGAGGCGGAGGCGGTGCGCTATGTACGGGAGTGCCTGACGGTCAATCCCTACATCAACGACGTGCAGCAGATCCAGGTGAGTTTCTCCGGCTCCACCCTCAGTCTGCGGTGTGCCGTCAGCACCATTTATGGGGAGGTGAGCGTGGATGTTGGACTTTAGTGCCATCAGTACCGAGGTCACGCCGGAGAGCATCAAGGCGGAGCTGGTGAGCCGCCTGACGGCTGCCGGGCTGGACATCGACACCCGGGAGGGCTCCTATACCGACCTGATCTATTCAGAGGCGGCCTATCAGATCTACAAGGCGTGGCAGCAGCTCCGGGTGCTGCTGGCGGCCGCGGTCCCTGGGCCGGATTCCGGGCCCTATCTGGACCTCTTTGCCGGACAGTACGGCATGGAGCGCACTCCCGCCTCCACCGCCCATGTGACCCTCACCTTTACCGGCCAGGACGGGGCGGTCATCCCGGCGGGGACGGTGTGTCTCACCCCCTCCGGCCTGCGCTTCCGCACCGATTTGCAGGTCACCATAGCGGACGGCACCGCTACAGCACCCGCCACGGCGGAGACTGCCGGTGAGGGGTACAACGTGGACGCCGGCAGCGTGACCCGCTTCCTGGTGACCATTCCCGGTGTGGAGAGCGTCACCAATGCCGGCCCAGGCGAGGGAGGGGCCGACGGCGAGAGCGACGCCTCTTTTTACGAGCGGATCTACACCCGGCTGTCCAAACCGGTGGCCAGCGGCAACGTGTATTACTACGAGCAGCTGGCCCGCCAGACCCCCGGCGTGGGCCAGGCCAAGACCATCCCTCTGTGGGACGGCCCCGGCACCGTGAAGGTGGTGCTGGCCAGCCCGGACAAGCAGCCGGTGGACGAGCTCATCGTCACCCAGGCCCAGCAGATCCTGGACGAGGGGCGGGTCATCGGGGCGGATGTGACGGCGGTGTCCGCCCAGGCCCTGGAGATCACGGTCACCACCACCTGCACGCTGGACAGCGGCGTCCAGGCGGACGCCGTGGAGAAGCAGCTGTCCGGCCTGCTGCAGTCCATGTTTGAGTCCATGGAGTTTGGTACCGATGCCACCATCCGGCTGAACCAGGTGGCACTGCGGCTGCTCTCCTGCGACGGCGTGGTGGACTATGCCGACCTGCGGCTCAACAGCCAGGGTGCAAACCTGTCCAAGACGGTGGAGCAGGTGCCGGTGCTGGCCGGGGTGACCATCACCCCGGGAGGTGCGTGATGGGTGCCCGTGATGTGCTGGAGCGGCTGCCCCGGCGGCTGCTGGACAGCCCCTATACCGCCGGAGTGTCCGACCCCATGGCAGATCTGTCCCAGGAACTGCTGGAGGGGGCCAGGCAGCTCTATCTGGAGTTCTACGCCCACACGGCCAATGAGGCCGGGCTGACGGAGTGGGAACGGCTCACCGGTCGCACCCCCGCCCAGGGAGCCACCCTGGAGGAGCGGCGGCAGGCGGTGGTGGCCCAGCTGTGCGCCGGCGGCACCGCCAACGCGGCCCTCATCGAGTCCATGGCCAAGGCTTTGACGGGCTACGACGTAAAGGTCACAGAACATTTCTCTGAATACACCTTTTCCCTGGCCTTTTACGGGGATGAGAGGGGATTTATCCGCATTGATGCCAAACTGCTCCGGGATTCGGTGGAGCTGGTGAAGCCGGCCCATCTGGAATTTGTCATCAGCCCCATCACCTGGGGAGACCTGGAGGAAGCGGCACTCACCTGGGCAGGGATGGAGGAGCAGTTCCCTACCTGGGGGCATTTTGAACTGCTTTTTTATTGTCACCCGAAAACAACCTGATATTTGGGAGGGAAACACATGATCAAAACCATGACGGCCAGGATCAACGGCCAGACCTATCAGCTGACCCAGGAAGAGGGCAGCGGCGACTGGGTGGTACAGATCCAGGCCCCTGCGCTGTCCAGCTATAACCAGGAGGGGCACTATTACCCTGTGGAGCTCACCGCCACCGACGAAGGCGGCAACTCCACCACCATTGACGATGACCATTCGACGTTTGGCACGCAGCTGCGCCTGCAGGCCAAGGAGCGGGAGGCCCCGGTCATTACCATTACGTCTCCCACCGCGGACGCTCATCTTGGCACGGCTGCGCCCGTGGTCACGGTCAAGATCACAGATAACGATTCCGGGGTGGATCCTGACACTGTGGTGATCAAGGTGGACGGCGCACCGCTGGAGGCATCCGGCGAGGCCACAGACGGCGGGTATCTGTTCACCGCTTCCGCGTCCGGCCTGGAGGACGGCCCCCACACCATTACGGCGGACGCTGCGGACCACGACGGCAACGCCGCCCAGCAGGCTTCCGTCACCTTCACCACGGATACCGTGCCGCCGACCCTGAATGTCACGGCGCCTGTGGAGGGCTTCAAGACCAACAACAGCAAGCTGGTGGTCAGCGGCGAGACCAACGATGTGACTTCCGGCCCCGTCACGCTGACGGTCAACGATACCCCGGTGGTGGTGGACGAGGGCGGTACCTTCTCCACCCAGGTCACCCTGACCGAGGGTGAGAACCGGATCACCGTCAAGGCCACCGATGCGGCGGGCAAGCAGACCGTCATCACCCGCACCGTCTATCTGGATACCAACGCCCCTGTATTCATCAGCGTATCCATGACGCCCAACCCCGTGGACTGCGGCGCCACCTTCGTCCTGCGGGTCAAGGCTACCGATGATTAAGCGGATCTGGGGCAGCTGTGACGGCGCGGAGATCCTGCTCCGGCAGGGTCAGGAGGGGCTGTGGGAAACCACAGTCCCCTCCAGGCCCACCGGGGAGTATACCGTAGCCCTGTGGGCAGAGGATGACGCGGGCAACCGCAGCTATTTTTGCTCCATCCTCATGACTTACGACATCACCCAGCTGTGCTGCAGGGTGCAGCTGCTGGAGGTGGGCGCGGACTGGTCCACGGATCAGGTGGCGGCGGTGCTGTCCCGGCGTGAGATCTCTGCCCGGCTGCTGCCGGATCCGGTGGGGATCACGGTGGATCTCCATGAGGTCGCGGTGGAGCTGATCCGCTGCCAGCTGTGTGGGAGGTGAGTTTCGGTGCAGGAGTTCAGAATGCTGCTGGGGGAACGCCGGCGGCTGACGCTGCAGGTTACCATCCGGGACAGTGACGCCTTTACCATCCGGGACGCCACCTGGCGCCTGGAGGGCGGCGGCACCTTGGAGGAGGGCGTGGCTGAGATCGTGGATCACAACCTCCGGGTGGAGGTGGAGCCCAAAACCACCGGTCTGTATCAACTGACGGTGACCTTCTCGGTGGGTACCGAGGTCATCAAAAAGCGGGTCTCCATCCAGGTGGGCAAGTGAGGTGAGCGGTATGGCGGACCGGTTTTCCCCGGTGATCCTGGCGGTCTCCATTCTGCCCAACCCGGTGGAAGTGGGTGGGCGGATCGCGGTGCGCGTCCAGGCAACGGACAGCGCCAGGGTGATCCTGCCGGGCGGCGCCTTTGCCCGGCTGCGGGATGGAAAACGCCTGGCGGTGAGGAGGGATAGTATGGCAACCGAATATGAGCTGGCCTGCACAGGCGCTGAGCTGGACGAGGCTGTGGCCAATGCGGCCAGCTGCGTCGAGGCCCTGGATGGCCTGGCTGAGCTGCTGGAGCAGGTGGTGGGGGTGCCGTCGTGAGTGGGAACCTGACGCCGTATATCTCGCTGCTGTGCGGGCTCCGGGATGACCTGGCCGAGAATCTGACCCGGATGGGAGTATCGGCCACCGCCGATGAATCCCTCCAGACGCTGATACCCAAAGTGCTGCGTATCGCCCAGGGTGACACCTCCCTGCAGGTCTTCCAGGCGGCTCTGACACCGGAGTTTGACGTCTCCTATGGCTTTTTTGGCCCCGGTGAGGTGGCTGAGTTTACCGGCATGTGCAGCATCACAGCCCTGTGCAGGATCCGGGCGCTGCGTGTGGAGATCACAGGGGATGGGGCTGCCACACTGACCGTGGAGGCCCCCGGATGGACGGTACAGACAGGCACCGGGGTGACTGCGGTCTATCAGCCTGCCGGGGGCATGACCCGCTTTGACGGCCAGGATGCCCTGGACGGCATCCGCATCCACGGAGACGGGGAGACGTCGGTCACCGCCACCATCCGGGTGATTGCTGTGGGAGAGGAGGGCCTGACCCTGTCGGCCACCGGCTCCACCGCCCTGGTGTTTAAGTATGGAGCGACCTGGGACGTGCTGGAGGCCCTGGGATATACCTGGGGCGGCCTGGAGGGAAAGACCTGGTACGAGATTGAGCATATCGGAAAGCCGGACGCGGGGTGAGACGATGGCCAAGCTGACAGAATTGGCAGAGGAATATCGGGAGGCCGCTGTGCGGCTGCGGCTGGCCATTGAGGACCGGCAGGAACAGGCGGCACAGGGAAACTCCGTCGCTGCCCGGGAGCTGGCGCTCCTGCGGCAGATGCTGGCGGAGATGCGGGACCTGCGGCAGCTCACCCAGGGATATTACACCCGGCCCAGGGACGGGACGTATACCACCTCCAATCTCCGGGCGCCCCGCATGGACATGAGTAAAAAATGAGCCAGGCCAGAGAGATCAAAGCCCAGGCCAAGTCCCTGCGGGAACAAAAGGCGGCCCTTCAGACTCAGCTGGAGAAAGCCCAGGGCCGGGAGGCCCGGGCCATCCGTCTGGAGCTGGCCCGGATCGGGGAGGACCTGGTGGACTGCTCCCGGCAGCTGCGGGAGCTGATGCCCCGGCACAAGATCAGCCGGGGCAGGACCTGGTCCGGGCTGGAGGGCTGGCAGTGGGATAAGCTCCAGTACCAGACCTGGGCAGAGCTGGAGAGTGCCGAGGACCCGGAGGGCCCCACCGAGCAGGACAAGATGCGCCTGGCTGTTCGGGCGGCCCGGACGGGTATCAGCCCCACCCAGGAGGCCTATCTGGCCGGTACCGACGGGGGCAGGAGGCAGGCCCAAGTGGCCCGGGATGCGGGGAAGAACCGCTCCACCGTGTGCCGCACCCTCCAGCGGGGGCAGCGCCACATCGAGGCGGATGCCAGGGCCATCTATCAGCTGCTGGGCCGCCAGGAAGGTGGCCCCCTGGTGGTGGACCTGGGGGATCCGAAAGTGCTGAAGATGGTGCTGGACCGGCTTACTCAGCGGCAGCAGACCTATCTGTACCTCTACTATGGTGAGTGGCTCTCCCTGCGGGAGATTGGCACCCTGCTGGGTGTGGATCACGCTTCGGTGCTGCGCTCCATCCGGTGTGGCCTGAAGCGGCTGGAGAGCCTGGCTCTGGGGGAGCAGGTGGAGGTGCGGGGGTTGGACAGCCTGGAGGAGCGGCTCATGGCCCACTTCAACGACCTGCCCCCGGAGGAGGGACCACGGGAGAAGCGGACCTACCAAAAGCGGAGCAAATCCACCCCCAAGCCTGCGCCCATCCACCTGAAGGACCGGCTTCTGCGCTTTGTGCGGGGCGGTCAGGTGCGGACGGTGGGTGCAGGAACAGAAGCGCCTGAGATCCGGACGGAGGGCTGGAGCTCCGGAAAGCTGCTGGCCTGGCTGGAGGGGCAGGGGGGAGGCCGACGGGAGCGGGCAAGCTGGATCCGCAAGCTGTTGTATCACTTATTTGCATGGATCAGGAGGGATTTGGATGTTGACCATTATTGAGATCGCGGCTAGAGAGGACGGAGGCCACGGCCTGCAGAGCCAGAGCCACCGGACCGAGTGCTGGCTGGAGGGGTGGATCGCAGTGCCGCCCCAGTTGGAGAAGGCAGCCTGGGACTGCTGCGGCTACTGTGACCTGAAGATCGAGGACGGCGTGCTGGTAGACCTGACCCCCGGGCAGAAGCCGGAACCGGCGGAGGAGCCGGAGCAGGCGCCCACGGAGATGGAGCGGCTGCGGGCGGACGTGGACTATCTGGCCATTATGACGGGGGTGGAACTGTGAACGTATATGAACTGGCCCAGAAGTATTATCCCAAGCTGTGGGACAGAACCCGGATCGAGGCCCTGGCGGCGGCAGGCAAGCTGACGGAGGACCAGGCCAGGGAGATCACCCAGGAGCCCAACGCTGAATAGGCGTGGCAATATGGAAAGGAGAACAAATATGAACACGAACCTGAATGAACTGGTAGTCGCCATCTATGCCCGGGCGGCCATGGACCGGCGGGAGACCGGCGTGTCCGACCTGAGCGTGGCGGCCTCCAAGATCCGCAACAACATCCGCCATGGCAGGGCCGTGGACCCGGTGGAGGGCATTCCCGCCAAGTACATCCCCGACTTTGCCGCCCTGCAGGCCCGGGAAAAGGCTATGGGCGAGGATGCCTTTGCCCAGGCCTGGACGGCCATGAATGCCCGGCGTCAGGCGCGGTATACCGACCTGTGCAGGCTGTGGGAAGCCGGTGACTATGACGACATGGTGCGGCTCATGACCGAGTACACCCCCATGCCCCTGGTGGAGGACAGAAATGAGTAACAGCCCGCTGGTGACTTACACCAGGCTGTCCCCCAACTGCAACAAGCCCCGGAATCACGCCATTGATACCATCACCATCCACTGTACGGCAGGACAGGGGACGGCTCAGAGTATTCTGGGCCTCCCCAGTTTTACCGAGCACGACCCTGTAAACGGCTATTCCTGCAACTACGCCGTGGGGAAGGATGGGAGCATCGGCCTGTGCGTGGAGGAGGCCAACCGGTCCTGGTGCAGTTCTAACCGGGAGAATGACCACCGGGCCATCACCATTGAGGTGTCCAGCGAATCGGTGAGTCCCTATAAGGTCACCGAGCAGGCCCTGGCGGCTCTCATTGACCTGCTGACGGACATCTGCAAGCGGAACGGCATCAAGCGCCTGGTGTGGTCCAACAACAAGAGCGACCGGGTAAATCACCGGGGTGGGTGCAACATGACCTGCCACCGGGACTTTGCTGCCAAGGCCTGCCCTGGGGATTACCTGTATGCCCTGGAGGGGGACATCGCGGCAGAGGTCAACAAACGATTGGAGGAGGGGGAAGAAGTGACGCAGGAGCAGTTCAATGCCATGATGGAGGTCTACCTTACCCAGCAGCGCAGCAAAGAGAGCAGCAGCTGGTCCCAGGAGGCCTGGGAGAAGGCGGAGGCCGCCGGCGTGTTTGATGGCACCGCACCCCAGGCACCGTTGTCCCGGGAACAGGCCTCCCTGGTACTGGATCGGCTGGGCTTGCTGCCGGAGGGAGGTGGCTGACATGGAGCACATCAATACCTTTAAGGCGGCGGTGGCCGCCGTGTGCGCCGCGCTCACTGCCCTGTGGGGCTGGTTTGGCTGGGTGGTGGTGGCCTGGGTTGGGTGCATGATCATCGACTATGCTACCGGCTCCGCCGCAGCCCTGCGGGCAGGGGAGTGGTCCAGCAAGTCAGCCCGGGACGGAATCTGGCACAAGCTGGGCAGCGTGGTGGCCGTCATCGTGGCTGCCATCCTGGACACGGTCATCGGTCACCTGCTGGCCCATGTGCCGGGGGTGGAGCTGCCTTTTACTTACACGGTGCTGCTCTGCCCCCTGGTAGTGATCTGGTACATCCTCACCGAGGCCGGTTCCATCATCGAGAACGCCGGCGCCCTGGGTGCGCCCATCCCGTCCTGGCTCACCAAAATGATCGCAGCATTGGAGTCCAAGGTAGATCAGGCGGGGGACAATATGTCATCTAAAGAATGATAAACTCAAACAGCCCTTCGGACTTTCCGGAGGGCTGTTTGAGTTTACATTGTTATATATACTATATGTATGGGTTTCGGATGCAACGCCGCCGGTGTAGTGGGATGCCGCATCATCGATTCTCCCCGAGAACGGCTGATTGCCATCCTTACCAACAGTTTTGTTCCATGCAATGGGCGATTTCCAACCCTGATTGCTCTGATCACCATGTTTTTTGTGGGTACGGCGGGAGGGTTGTGGCAGGGAATGGCATCCTCACTGCTGCTCACCGGGGCCATCCTGCTGGGCGTGGTTATGACCTTCGGCATATCTCATCTCTTATCCAATACGTTGCTGAAGGGGATTCCGTCGGCCTACGCCCTGGAGCTGCCGCCCTACCGCCGCCCCAGAGTGGGGCAGATTCTGGTACGTTCGGTGCTGGACCGTACGCTGTTCGTATTGGGGCGGGCGGTCGCCGTTGCCGCGCCCGCTGGTTTGGTGATCTGGCTATGTGCCAACATTACTGTAGGAGGAACCAGCATCTTGGGCTGGTGCACTGGTTTTCTGGACCCCTTCGGCCGGTTGTTGGGCATGGACGGCACTATTTTGATGGCCTTTATATTAGGCTTCCCTGCCAATGAGATTGTGATCCCCATCATTCTCATGTCCTATCTGTCCACTGGAACCTTACAAGATACGGGAAGCCTTGAGGCTCTTCGGGAACTGTTGGTGGTAAACGGCTGGACTTGGACCACAGCACTGTGTACCATGCTGTTTTCTCTGTTCCACTGGCCATGCTCCACCACCTGCCTAACCATCGCGCGGGAAACACGCAGTGTAAGATGGACGGTGCTGGCTGTGGTCATCCCAACAGCGCTGGGAATCTGCCTTTGTTTACTGACAGCCACTGCCTCAAGGATGCTGGGGGCAGTGTAA